TGATGGGGCATCCAGCATACTGTGCGAGCCCCGACAGTGCCCGGGCCCGCAACAGCTCGGCGGCACAGCGGTCAGTGACCTGAGTGCAGTCGGAGCTAAGATACCACGCCGCTTTAGCGACAAACCACGTTGGGTCTGTGAGTGTCCGGAACTCGCCAGGAACGTACACCTGGCCGCAAAACGACGCATCAGACACTTCCTCCACCACCTCAAGTTTAAGGTCCATGGCTAGTAGACCAAATTGAGCAACATCAGGGTAAATCCCGTTGGCGTTGGTGAGGACAAAGATCCCATCGTCGCCTTCAACAAATCCCCAGGTCTCACAGCCCACCTCATGAGAGGTGAACAGCATAAGCATGAGGTTGGTGAAGCCGTTACCCAGGCTCGTTGTGACGTCGCCGGAACGGCGCGTCGCCTGGATCTCGGCATGGAAGTACCCACAGTCGGTCACGCTCAGGCCAGCGCACATGTCCTCGAATCGCCCCACCAAGTGTAGTGCGGTCCGATTGTGGCGGGTGACCCAACGCATGGCCTGAAACTCACAGGCGTGCATGATCTCCGGGGTAAAATGAGCCTCGAACGCGGTGTGGTCTGTGGCGACCACCCGCGACCCGCGGCCGATAAACCCTCGGAGTTCCTCGATGGCCCGAGGCCGGTCTGCCACGGTAATGTGCTTGACGAACCATGGGAGATGCCCGTCCGCCAGTGTGGGCCCCGAGCCTCGCCGCATCGGGGTGCTGTAGATGATGTGCTCGATCTTCTTGACCGTGGGCCCCATGGCCATGGTCACATGCCGCGTACGCGCGTTGATGTGGCGCATTGCCTTGGGCCGCGGGGCATAGACCTTGTAGAATTCATCCTTTCCGTGGGCCTTGGAGCCACCATAGTGGGCACCACGCCCGGTGTTGCGGGCGTGGTCCATTAGGTACTCTGCGTACAGCCGCGGGGGGATCTTGTGCTTAGCGCAATATCGCCGGTGCGCTTCGCGGAATTCTTCTTTGGTCTTAGCAGCGTAGGATGTCCCGGCGAACCACTCCTCGAGGTCAAGGGGGTCGTCGGGCGCGATGTGGTCACGCACGTTGGATCGGAGCCAGTGGCCGACGAATCGGCGGAGACGCCGAATCTTGCCAGGGCTCACGGGGCGCTTGTACATCCCCACCCGCTTGCGGACAGCCTCGATATGGTTAATCTTGGCCAGCCGGTCTGGCGTGGGTGGCGCAATCGGTCTGCCGTCAACCGTGATTGGAGGGCCAATCAGGCGTGCCATCGGGCGTGGCGCCATGACCTTGATCCACCGGCCCAGCCGCCGGCGATCAACCTGGTAAGTCCCAGGCCGCCGCAGGCGCAACGTAGGGTCAGTGCGAAAAACGTCATTCTTCGTCGCCTCGTCCATGGTGTAGCCTGTGATGTAGGTGCCCGGCCGCGTGCCCACTGTTAGTGGCCGATTAACAGTGGGCCCACCGGAAAATGCTCATTTGCGTAAGCGCGCAACACGATCGCTGCGGCGTGAGCGGCAATGTCCGAGGCGTTTGCCACGGATGAG